AGGAGTTCCATCCAATACCCTTACTGAAAAACTCCAGCTCCTTCTGTGGATTCTCAGGATTCCTAAGCCGTGCCGCGTAAAACATATCAATCCGTTCTGCTAGTGTTTGTGTCATAGCTCATTCCTCTGCTGCTGGCTCATCTTTGCCAAATATGTCATCGAGATCAAGCGACTCGATCTGCTTCTGCTCTAGGCTATCGACTGGGACCGACGCAACGATGTTGAACGCTTCGTCTTGATCGTAGATCCCTGAATAACCGAACGCTATTCGAGCCGCCTGTATCATCGCCTTATGGCGCATCATTCGCTTGGGATGCGACTGCCAAGGCCCGGGTTTCTTCTTGTTTCCGTCGGGATACTTATCGAGGGGCTTGTACAATTCGTTGATGTACTCGCGCACAGCAATAGGGTGCGTTCGATCTTTGCGAAACATTCGGCACTCGACCCATTCGTGACACTCAACCGAGTCGTCTGGGATCATGGTTTTCTCGCTGTAAACGAAGTCCATGCCATCAAACTGTTTGTTCTCGTTGATAATACGTGCCCACCCGTCGACACCGACGACTGGAACGATGCCGCCCTTGTGCGGGAACGCGTAAATCTCCTTGGTAAACGGGTTAAGGCCATGCTGTTCTGCTACGATAAGCAGCGCTGCCATTTGCGCGTTAGTAACTTCATCAGAGAAGCATGTATGCCGAAGCGTCGTCAGCAACTTATCGTCGTCAACACCGTATCGCTCGGCGAATCTCGAGACCAGTTTTTTGTTTTCGATTATCGCGCCCATCTTGGTGCCTCCAATGTAATCATTTTCTCATCGTTATAGGAAGGCCAATGCCCAGACTTCAAGCAGTAATTAAGCTGGGACATGTGAGCCTTATTTTTGCGTCTGCCGAGATCGACAAGATCCTTTGAGAGTCGATAAACGGCAACTTGATACGGGGGTACCTTTTCTTGCGCGATAATCACGAAGCCTTTGACCTTGCGATTCCTTACGATTGCGTCGCCGTCGAGATACCATGCTGCCGATTCGTGATAACCGAAGTTGATAACAGATCGCTGAAAAGCGTCAGGCGATGCATTGATTGCAGTCTTGTAGTCGCAGATGATCGCGTCGCAAGCGGCGTCTGGGCGATACTTGCAATCGAGGCCAGTTCGTTCGTCTTGCCAGAATCCCGACCACTCTCGCTCGGTACACTCTCTGATTATTCGAGCGGCTACGTCGTGCTTGGCTAATGCGTCTCGCATAGCAGAGGCTGTGTCGAATGACTCTTGATCGATAACGCTTTTGCCGGATGCGCTTTTCTCGAATTCGGCCCATTCCTCGCGGCCTTCTTTAGTTCGGCGGTTGATATCGGTAGGCGCAATGACAAAGTCGTCATTAAAATCTTCTGGCTCGAGAATCATCTTATGAGCCATTGTACCGAATAGCTGCGCAGGCGTCGGGCTACCGCCGTGCTCCCTATCTGGGTCATAGCACTTCGAGTAGCAATAAGCAGGACTGACGCCCATAGCCTTGACGACGCTGCTCGAGACTTCGTTGCCTTTGTGATAGGTATTGTTGTCGAGTTTTTCGATGACCTTAGGCATTTGCTTTTTTCACCTTCTTTTGCATGTCAGCGGTAATCAAGTCGCGCACGAACTGGTTAACGCTGCGCACAGATCCGCTGTCAACGTGCTTCTGTATGTGAGCGCGCTCTTTCTCGCTCATGCGAATTGGGACCATTTTCATTTCTCGAACATTTGTCACGTGACTTCCTTCTTTGATGGCCAGAATGATGCTTGATATCCGATGCAGACGACTATAGTGCGTTGCTCGACGAACCCCACAACCCAGCTGTCAGTAAGCGACTGGGCGGGCTTCAACGGGCGCAGCTTCTGCTCGGATATGTTGAAATTGCTCGTGATATAACCAGCGTCGACGACTAACGGGCCAGCAACCTCGCCTTCTGGTTGCTTATGAGTCGTGAACACTGCATACAAATACTTGTCCATGTGGGTCTCCCAGTTTGGTAAGGCCGCTTACGCGGCACGCTTGATAGACTTAATTCGCTTTGACTTCGCGACTCGAGACCGAAGGTGCAGGGCGCGAGCGGGCTTGTTCTTGATGTAAGCCTTAAGGCGACGACGCGTAACTTGCGCGAATCGTCGAGCGATCTTCTTGTCGGCAACTTCGCCGTAGATGATGCCGATATCGCTATTGCCAGCAAGAGGCTCTTCGTGCGAAAAGTGAAGGTTGTACTTCGCGACGTTGGTGTATTCGCGACGGTCGATGATAGTCTTGACTGATTTCATTTCTTCGTGCTCCCGGTTTGTGTAGCCAATCGCTACAAGACACATCGTACCAAGGTGATATCATGATGTATAGTGATATCCCTAAAATAAATGAAATAAAAAAGGGGCGCGAAGCCCCCGAGTGTTCCCAGTCTATTAGTCGAGAAAGACGAAGCCGCCTTCCAGACTTTGCGCGAGGGCCGCGAGCGCGTCTTGCTTACTTACCGCCGAGTCGTTGATAAAGAATCGAACCTTATTATTCTTGACCCCGCAAACTATTACTGACTGAGGCGCGTCGTTCTCGTTGATGCGGTGAGTAAAGCTGACCTCCTGGTCTTCGCCAGACTTCGCGCAGTCGACTAGCTCTGCGACTATCTGCTCTGCGTGCTCTTCGCCTAGCGCAGGGTTGGCGTCGCGCCAAGCGTCCAATTCTTCACGCGCTAGAATCCGACGACGCTCTCGCGAGGCTTCCTCTGCCGCCAGTAGCGCCTTGATCTCGGCAAAGTTCGTGTTCTCCCAGAATTCGAGCAGTGCTGATACCGCTGCCGATGCTTTTGAGAGATTGGCCAACGCTTTGTGATGCTTAACGTTGCGAACATTAAAGTTGAGCTGCGTCTCGACTGTGAACGTCTCAGGGGCTTCCCCCCATTCCTTGACGTCGGCATTGAGTCGAATAATCAAAGGCGAGCCAAAGCTATTGGATATGCCGCCGATATCGACGCAGACTTCTACTCGATCTGAAAAGGTTACTGCTGGGGCGTGGATCTCGAATTGCTGTTGCATGATAAATCTCCCGGTTTAAGTTTGACTTGCTTTTCTTGACTACCCGAACATCATACCAATTGTGCTATCACTTGTAAAGTGTTTTGTTTTCTAATTTCGGTTATCGAGTAAACTTGACACGTCGAATAATCGACGAACAAACGGAGAATCAGATGCCTAAGCATTGTCTGCAGTGTAACAAAAAGATTGACCGCGATCTCTCGCAAGCAAGTATTCCAGCGACGACGAAGTATGACGAAATCCCTGAGATGATTTCTCGAGCAGTAGGCAAAGATGGCGGCACTCTTAAGATCGTCACGACGGGTAACCACTTCGAAAAATTAAGCAAGGCTGCGGGTGAGTCTGGTACCGTTACAGTTCGATTTTGGACAGGGAGCTACAAGGCCAATCATAATCACTTCTGCTCGGTAGGCTGTGCAGCATTTTACGGTCAAGAGAAAGCCGATCAAGCCGATGAGATCGTTCTCGAAGTCGAGTGCGCTACACAGGAGCCAGAGGCCGAAGGTACAGAGGTCGCTACCGAAGAATCCGTGGCAGCCTGACATAAAAAACGCCATTCGATTCAGTTCTGAAACCGGGAAGAAACAGAGCTAGCAGCCTTTGGGGATTGCATCGAATGGCGCACCTCCATTATACTTGACCCGATTTTAAATGATACCGATAGCCTTTTTCCACCAAATATTGGCAAGCGTTTTACAGCGACTCGAATACACGATACTTTCAACTCACGGGAAGAATTACAGGGCTATCATTCGTAACATAGAATTACTGCCTCTGCTTCTTCGCGTCGAGTTCATTCGATGATGTGACTGTTTACACTCGATAAAACGAAACAGACGCCAAAAGCTATGCGCTGACCCACCGTCCGTCAACATAGTCCCCATTTTGGGACCCAACAGGGCTGCGATAATCGCAGAAGGATACCGAGTACCCGGGCTAAGGCTCCAATAGGGGAAAGGGGCGGGACTATAGGTCAAGGATAAAAACAGATGATACTCAAAGACAAATCGAACTGGGACGCTCAAGATGACGACGTTCTCGCATGGCAGCAAGCGTACCCGTCAGTTGATGTGTTTCAAGAATTACGGGCAATGGAGTCTTGGCTCGACGCGAACCCCGCAAAGCGTAAAACCAAAACGGGTATGAAGCGTTTTGTTAACAGCTGGCTATCTCGAGCGCAGCAGAACGGCGGGGCGTCTGGGCTGTCGTCGTCGTCTGATATCGTGGTCAAGACGCGAGACATGACACAGCTTGACGATCTCTCGCACGACTACACAAATTCAGAGGAAATGCGCGCCTTGTATCTTTCGAAGTACGGACAATATCTGTCGCACGAAGGCCGTAGGGTGACCGCTTGACACGCCGCTGTCACGTATGCAGAGCGGTATTCGAGCCAACAAGTTCTTTGCAGACGTGGTGCACCGTTGAGTGTGGCATAAAGCTGAGTCAAACGCGGCTGGCTTTAAAAGCAAAGCGTGAGCGTAATCGTAAAGCTAAAAAGGTCAAGACGCGGGCCGAGGTGGTCTCAGAGGCGCAGGCAGCAGTCAATCGGTATATACGCGCTCGAGATATCGACAAAGGTTGCGTCAGCTGCGACACAAGCTTGAGAGTCGAGGGCAGAAAGGGAGGAAAATTCGACGCGGGTCATTATCGCACTAGGGGTAGCGCCCCGCACATGAAGTTTCATTTGCTCAATATCTTCGGTCAATGCAAGAAGTGCAATCACAGGTACTCAGGTAACACAGTCGAGATGCGCAAAACTCTGTTAACCAGACTGGGAGCAGCAGTCGTCGAAGCAGTCGAGAATAACAACACGCGACCAGATTATGATATGCAGGGTCTTCAGCGAATCAAAAAGATCTTCAACGCTCGAGCCAAACACTTCGAAAAGCTGCGTGAGTTATAGCATCTTTGCGTCGACGTAAATCCAGCCGATAGTCGCTAGGCTACCCAGCGTGAAGTACGCAAACGGACCTTCGACGAACGTACCCAGCCCGAAGTAAGTCGCAATCATAGCAATGACGCCGTAAGCAATTCTGTCCATGTTATCTCTCCAGTTCCCGCATCTCGAAAGTATCGCAAGGGCACGTCTTTTGCTCTTGAAATAGGGCTGACCAGTTCGGTGGCTGGTCGTGTTCGTCGGTGTACCTAGTATCGTCAGCGAGAACGACGCAGATTGCTTTGCACGCCCCGCACTCATAGACTCGAGTCATCATCTTTCTGCACCCGACTGATAAGCCTTAACGAACGTCTCGGCGTCCGAGTCTACCGCAGCGCACTGATCGGCAAACTCTTTGCGCACTGCGAGTTTTTGATGGTAGCCAACGTCGACTCGACCACCGGGAATCACGCGCAACTTGTAAGTGCAGAACGTGTGGTGCTCGAGTATCGTTGCGAACTGGCGACTGTGAACGCAGTACGTGATGTGCAACGTGCCGTTGTTGTAGTACGTCATTTTGCGAGTAAATCCCGCATCGACGTCCGTGTGTACCTTTTCCTGGAATTCGTGACGGGTAATCATTGTGCTACCTCCTTTTGGGCGCGAGACTTGTACATTTTGCAAGGCTTCTTGGTCTCGGTAGCGCGTTGATCGATTCGCTGAGTGATTTCTTGTACTAGATGCATTGTCGTTCTCCCGGTTTGGTTTGGTTTCGAAGTCTCTCGACCTTGAAGCCATCATACAAAGTGTGATATCACTTGTAAAGCGGTTTAGCAAAAATAAATGCGATATTTTATGCGATCTCGACGACAGCCTCATCGTCGGTCAGCGTTCGCTTATATAGGATCATTTCGTCCCCCATGTTTTTCAGTTCGAGTTTGTGCTTATCTTCTGTCAGCTTAATGTACGTCATTCCGAATTCGTCGCGCCCAGTCGCCTCGCAATTTGGCCAGTGCTCGAGCAGCTGATGACGCCACGGGCGATAATTAACCTCGTGATGCCAGCGTCGATACTTCCAGACGACTCGCGCTACATCGGGATGCATCTTTGCGAGCATTTCGCTTTTCGGTTTCGTGCCCTCGCTCGCGTAGAACGCTTCAGAGTTCCCGCCCTTGACAGCTTGCGTGACGATCTTATCTTGCAGCGCGTGATTAAACTGGACCGTACACATGCCAGCCTTCATAACTCGAAGCGATAGGTCAGTGTCCTCGTTGTAGCGACCGCGCCACCGGAATGGGATATCATTGCGGATTAGCAAGCACGAATAAATGCGGGTATTCATAACGAACGGCGGTCGATACTGATAGGGAAAGCAGAACATCTTGTACTGGGGTCCGCTGATAGCGAGATTCTTGTACCGTTCGTGAAAAGCCTCGCAGCTTCGAAGTAAGCCGCCGCTGCGACACCTGACGCGAAAGTCATTGTTATAGCGCAAGAAGTCGAGAATGTTGTCATCCATTACCCAGTGCATCTGCGCGCCTAGTCTAATCGAGTGCTCCCATGCGAAGTTCCTTGCAGCGCCCGGTCCGACTGACTTCGACAACCCGAGATCGTCAAACGTGTCATACTGCTCTTGATACTTCGGGTCGAGTATGAGCAACCTTTCCCTGGGTATGACAGAGGCGTAGTCGCTAAACTGCGCCTCTTCAATGACCATGAAATAGTTGACGCGCATACTATCGAGCGCACGGGCGGTTAGTCTCGACTCCCACCGAGACTTTGACACGATGTAAATAGGGTACCGCGGATGATTAGACACGGGGAATTGACTCGCCCAGTCGACTGATCGCCTTGCGAAGCGTCGACTGACTTAATTCGGTCGGGAAAGCCGAATGAATGACAACTTCCTCGCCCCACATACCGTCGAAGTCGACGACGATCTGACATTCCAAGGACGCGCCTTTGTTATACAGCTGACCTACATATCGCAGAAAGGCTTGATGCTGAACCAGTTCCCTGACCGTTAAATCTGGGCTGTGCATTTCTTGATAGTCGGCTACCGCTTGATCTAATTCTTCACGTGTTCTCATTGTCAACATCCTTTTCGTCGACGACTCGCTGAAAGCGTTGTTCGTCATAACCCTTCTTCGGGTAATAGATTGATTTTGTGCCGAGGGTCATCGTCTGACCTACTGCCTCTTGAAACGCCTTGAAATCTTCTTCCGACTTGATCTTCACGATAAATTCGTGATAAGTACCGTCACTAAATTCGTGTTCGTACTCGGGCATGCCTTTCCAGTGTTCGCTGTAGGCGTCCTCGAACATCGCAAGCTGGTCGACGTTATGCCGATCACTGATTTCTGCGTCGTCGTCGGGGGTACCGTCTGGGTTGAAGTAAGGGGTTTCGGTGCTCATAGTTTTTCGGTCATCCATTGTCTGATTGATTGGCGGCCCTTCTCGGTTATGTACCAAGTGCGGGCGCGTTTCCCAGTCTCGCTGCAGTCGCGCTCAGGCCCAGTCTCGACAAGCTCGAGTTTTTCGATCTCGTGAAGCCGTTTGCTCGGGGTCTGGACAGCTGTGACCATTCCCATTTCTGGATATACCCGATAGAACTGAACCGACAGCTCGCCAGCGGTAGCCCCGTCGACGAACACAAGTGAATAGAGCGTCTGCATTCGACGTTCGCTTTGAACCAATCGTTGATTGTCACCAGCAACTCTGCTTGTGCCCGGGTCGGTCGCTCGGTAGATAGGCGCTTCAATGTCCATCTGTCTCATATCTTTCTCCCAGTTTAAAAAAGCGCCCCGAAGGGCGCGAAAGGTTATGCGATTGCTTCGAGAATGAAGCGGTCCGCTTTGTTCGTTCGCTCTGCGATGGTGAACATGTTGGTTCGAGCGCCGCGAGGCTTGACGGCCTCGGTGACTGAATTCCAGAGACGCCATGCGCTGAAGCCATCTTCGGCGTGTTCTTCGAAAGACGGGGTCAGCCATTCGTTAGCCGCGAAGCCAAGCTGAGCCCCCGATAGTACGTTTTGACGAAACATCTCGACCAGCATCGCGTCGCCATCTTTCTGGCTAATCTGCGCGAGTCGATACTTGTCCGCCTTTTCGTTCTCGAAGTTGGCGCGGATGGGAAGTTGCTCGACCGCTTGGTCGATGATGACAGGTAGTCTGGCATCTGCGTTTACAGTCTGACGGGTTGACATCGTGTGCAGTTCGCCGCCGAAGCAGAGATTGTCGCAAACGATAACCTTCGTGCCGATGCAGATCCCTCGAGATACAGAGCGATCATGTGAGCCGCGAAGCCCGATGGTCAGTTCCATATCGTCGCGCTCGAAGCCGTCGAGGCTAATTCGCATTGCGCCGAAGAACTGCTGATCCTCATTGTGCGTGACGTATTCTTCTTGATCGATTCGAACACCTGCGTTGTCGAGGCGCATCTTGAGCATTTCGATAAACTCACCGAAGCCGACTGGCTGGTGATAGCGACCCATGGGCGCTGGAGTTTTGATGTAGCCCATCTGCTGGGCTGTTCTGATTTCTGCGTCGTTGTTGTAGAGTAAGCCTTTCATTTTGTATCTCCCGGTTATGCACCTGATTGGTACGAATGAGATCCTACCAAAGAGATATCACAATGTAAAGACTTTTTTCGGCAATCGGCAGACATAAAAAAAGACCCACCCCCGCGAAGGGATGGGCCAATGCTCTGCAATCGCCTCTCACAACATTACAGAGCCTCCACCTATGGCCAGTAAATCCTAAAGACTTCGAATTTTGCAAGCTCATAATTCAGAACGCACATGAGGTAATATCCGTTGCCTTCGTAGATAAACTTTGGCGCGGTTTGCTTTATGTTTATGGTCGACTTGCCCGCACTACCTATTGCAGTCCACTCTATACGACAAGGCGCAGACCATTCGGAAACATCCTTATTTTTATTGATAACTCGACGCAGGATCATGTACTTGGCACGATTATTAGGCGCATCGGCGAGGCCCGGCTGGCAAGTAAAAATCATTTGATTGGTACCGCATCGCGACCATGTACCTGTAGTCGCCTTTCCTGCCAGCGTCCTGTCATATGTTACTTCTGGGCTGCTGTTCATCGTTAAGCTGATATCAAAATCCGGCCAGTCTGTTACGTTCGCCGCGCTAGGTAGCCCAGTCGCATATCCTTTGTCGTCCCACCATTCGCTGCCACCTTCAGGGTGTGTCAAAGTTCCATACCACTCGACGCCGCGAGGCGAGGTGCCCGTGATATCGACGAAGCCTTTTGATAGGCTAGTCGGGTCTGATACAAATTCGACGCCAATCGGATTCAAAGCCATTGGTGCTGCAGCTACAGCGCCGTTGTAGTCGGAATTAAACCCGTTTGAATCACTGTTCGAGGTTGCTACGCCGCCCAAGGGTACCCTGCTGTTGCCGTATACCAGTCGATACAGCAGGTTGTAGCTTACAGAAACATCGATACCTGCTTGCTGTAATACGTTTGGCGAACCGTCTGCACTAAGGGGCTGACCTCTGCCTTGAACCATGCACGTGCCGTTTCCTAGGCCCGTGAGTGTCCAGCAATAAGCTGGCCCTATGCTACTGGGCGCGTTGATGTGAAGATTGGTCCAAGTAACCCCATCGTCTCCCGACCTGTGTAAAACAGATTGTCTTGCCACAGTATCGCTACAAAGACAGAACCATACGCCCTCGCCAGCGTAAACGACCATGTGAGACTCAATTGCCTCCGTTCCTGTTAATGCGATTTGCGACCAAGTTTGACCAAGATCAATCGACCTCTCAACAGACCCCTGTGTGTTCGAGTTAACAGAAGCGCCACCGTGTATGATCGTTTTCGTAGCCGGGTTTTGATCCATACCTTTGTTTGATATAGGCACCTGACCCAGATAGCTAACCCCATAGCTGCCGCCATCAGATACGTTTAACCGCTCGCCAGTAATGTTCACGCCCAGTCTCGAGAAGTTATCTTCCTCGACGTAATCGCATGTGTTCTGAAACTGGTTTGTGCTGTAGCTTGACCCTGACACTCGATACCGTCCGTAATCGACCATGTCCACAGATTCGACCCATGCTCGAAGATCGACCCCGCGCAAGGCATTTGACACTTCGATGGCGTCACCTACCCGCTGCAAGATACCGGGATCTGTGGTCACGTAAGTTATGTTGACGCGATTGAATAGGCGCGATAGTTTGGACGCTGCCTTATTGCCCGCCTCGCACCCGTTCTGCACACCCGGTAACGATACACGCGTTTCGATTAACGGCTTGGTACCGTTTACGGCTGCTTCCAGTGTAGCTGTTCGCGTTCGCTCGGGCCAGTTCGGAGTATCGTCTTGCGGTGCAGTATAGGTAACCGTTACCGAAGTCGGCGTGTTGGTATCGTCGGGGGCGCTTAATGACAGCGAGCCTTGTAGCCAGTTTTCTTCGAGATAGTACAGGCGCTTGATCGAGATACGGCTGAAAGATCCCGAGAAATCTTCGTCAGGTGTTAGCTCGAAAAATGCGGTGCTACCCGTGGCCGTAAACAAAGCAGATGTTGTTCCCACTCCAGACTGGGAATCAATAACTGTATCACCACCGAGAGTCGCGCTATATGTGCCGCCTGCTGTTGTGTCGACAGTGACCGATACAGCGTACTGAACGCCTTCCTCTACATCGACAGTTTGCGAGATCGTTCCAGCTTGTGGCGAACCACCCGTGACGTCAGCATTGCCGCTAGCAATAACCCATCCGTTACCGAGCGACCATGGCGACGGGGAAGTTGCCCCAACAAACGACCAGTCTTGCAACACTTCTTGACCGCTAGGCCTAAGCTCGTCAACAACATCGTCTCGACGAATAAACAGCTTGTCTGCTTCAGGAAACCATATGCAGTTTGCGTACTCAGCCATCGAGTCAAGCCAATAATCTGCCCGACGTGTAGCGGCTATCGTAATCCCAACCTCGCAACGCTTGGTCGTCTCGGGTGACACGCCTGTAGTGAGCAGCGTATCGCACCAGTCTGCAGCGTCGGTAACCCCGTCTGTTGTGGCGCTTAATCCGTAAATGTTGCTTTCTGCGATATCAGCCCAGACTAACGCAGGGTTGGTCGAGTACGCCGCACCCGCAGGATATGAGCCAGAATCTGCAAACGGGATATTGGTAACCGCATGACCAGATCCGTATCGGTACTGCCCGATTGTTAGCCGCCATGCTCGAACGACGCCAGTCCACTGATCGCCAGAAAAGTCTGAAGCATTACCTACGCCCCAAGCACTGCTCGCATTGTACACGGACGCGCTCGAGAACACCTCGGCTGTCTCTACCCCATTGAGGTAAGCAATAAACTGACCACCAACGCGAGTCAGAGTGAAGTAAAAGGCCACATCTGCTTCGACAGTTCCCGCGTTGACGCCATCTGCTATGTCCCACGTTACGCCATCGCTCGATATGTACATTAGCAAGTCGGGTCCGTATCGCTCGATCAGCACAGATCGTTCTTCTGGCGAGGTAGTCGTGTAGTTTTGAAACAGCGTCCCTCGGGTGTAGTCCAATGAGACTGGGGATGACAATGGGCTTTCTGCGTCGACGTTATCTGTAATTGCTACAAACTCGAGCGCAAATTGTTCGTCTGAAAAATCAAGCTCCGTTGAATCGTTAATCGTCGCCACGCTGCCTGCCGAGTCGAATCGAAGCCTTGCTATTGCAACTGGCTCGACACTAATATCAAATGATAATGCAGAAATACTGTCTGCGCTAGCACTCGAGGGTGGAGGTGCAGTAGGTTTAGTGAAGCTCATGAGTACCGCCCGACATCTTGAGTAATTCTAAGTGCGTCGATATGACCATCAAAGAACTGTATGTATGCAACAACAAAAACAGCGCCAACTGCAAGCTGGTTAGGACCGTCGAATATCGCAGAGCTAATCGTTGCAGCCGCGTCAAGTTGAGTTCCATCGACAAAACACTTGAGACTTGTGCCGACTTTGCTTAATGCGATATGTGCCCATGTGCCCGACGTTAATCCCGAGTCAGCGAACACCTCTACAGTCGTGTTTGTGCCGTTCGTCGAGTACACGAAGCGAATGTCATAATTGCCTGCATTTTCTGCTATATCAAATATGAACCCCTGATCTCCAGCATCGCCCCATTTCGATATTAATGTTTGCTTTGCACCGCCAGTCGGTAGCGTATCAGGTCTAACCCACAGCTCCATCGTGAAATCGTCAGAGCCAAACGCCACCGAATCGCCAAGTCTGAGATAGTCGCCTGTTCCGTCGAGCAGTAAAGAGGCGCTACCGAATCGCTTTTGAGCCGTGTCAAGCTGGGCGTTACCGTCGGCTGTTATTACCGGGAGGGGAGAAAAGCCCGTGGCTTCGTTTTCTATTGTGGTCGACGCGTCAGCCCCGTTGAAGTTAAGGAGAAACCTAACGGTTGCGAAGTCGGAATCAATCGTTCGAGTAATGCCAAGCGGGGCGACTGGGACCGCAAAACCATTATAATCGAGCGCGACAGGTAACAGATTGAAGTCATCAACCCAGCCGCTGAAGCCATTAGCAAATCCCGAGCCAAAAATCTCGGCTCCAATAGCAAGCTTTGATAACCCAAGCACTGCCCCAGTATGAGTGACCTCAATGTCTTTCGTACCGTTTACCGCTACTCCAAACGTGTCGTCAACTCGAACAACTCGAACGTGTACGAAGCCAATAGGCGACGTTATGACGCTTGTAGCACCCTGGGTTTCAGACGTACCGTATACCAGAGACAGAATGTCGTTGTCTAGTACCAAGGAAAGGCCGTTTTCAGGCGAGGCGTCTGAGGGTAAATCTATGAGCGTTGATCGAGTCGCAGGTGATGTGACAGCGCCATCAAAGTACACCCACATATCGAGCGTAAAGTCAGAATCGATTGGGAAGAAAGGGACGGGTTCAGGGTAGTCAGATGATGGGATCGTAAAGCCCAAAGGAGATGCGTTATATCGCGCTGCTCGAGTCAGCCGAATCGAGTCGATGTAACCTAAGCACGATCTGTCAGGGCTAGCCTGGCCTCCTATAATCGTCGTCTGACCAGTACCTTTGTAAAGGACCGAAGAGTAGGTTGTCGACCGAACCACCGAGCCGTCAACGTAAATCGTAACAGCGCTGCCTGCGCGCTCGATCACAATATGATTCCAAGCGGACAGTGTGAGCGCAAAAGCAGTTGTTAGGTAATCAAACCCAGAGCCGTTTGCGTCAAGCGCGACCTGCACATTGCTTGCGGTAGTGTGCGAGAGATATAGCCCTGGCACTACGTCGCCATCGCGTGATTGAAATATGCGGTCAGAAGCCCCAGCGGACCCAGTCGGGTAATACCATACCTCGAAGCAGAAGTCCCCAGTCCCAAAGCCCGTAGCAAACAGCGCGTCAGTCGACAGCGTTACTCTCCCTGTAGAAGGAAAAAATGCTGACGAAGAACCAAACTTTGCTTGGTCGGTCGAGATTTCTGAAGCCCCCGCCATCGTGATCGGTATTTTTAGAGGTCCCAGATCAGTTGCGACAGTCGACGCGTCAGCGCCCTCGAATTTAAGTAACAAGCAAACTGAGTTCCACATATCGTCGTCGTTCGATACTGCAGCAGTTGCCGCGCTGGACTCAGGTGTTGACGAATCGCTTTGCGCGAAAGGAGCCGTAGGCGCTGTAAACGCAGATGTATACCTCGCTATGCCAGACGACCATCGAAAGTTAGCAAAGCTGGCGTTCATATGAGAAATCGTCGTGCCACCAATAAACAGACCCGCTGACGTTTCATGTAAAACAGTCGCAGCCGTAAACGTCAAAACAAGCGCGCCATCATAAAACAAGCGCCATGTAGAACCAGATCGTGAGACCGCATAATGATGCCATGTATCTCGAGTCGGGTTCGTTACAAATCGCCGATCTAAAATCGCCCACGTTGAGGAGTTTGCAGAAGCATACAGCGCGACCTCCAACGAACCTCCAAAAAAGATGGCAAGTGAGCCTGTTGACGAAATACCCCACGTTCCTTTTGATATTACCGCCCTTGATGTTGCCGCGCCTGTTGGAATGTACATATGCCATTCCATGGTGAAGTCATTACCTAATGGCTCGAGGCTCGTGTCGTCGTCGATTTCTACATAGTCGCCCACGCCATCGCACAGCAAAGTGTTAAAACCAAAGAGCGTGCGCGAGCTATCGCCTTGAGCGTTTCCGTTTGCGGTTACTGTTTTGGGGGTGCTGCTTTTGTCACTAAATGAAGTCGTCGCGTCTGCTTCGTCAAATGGCAGCAGAAGTCCTACGTCAGAGAAGAATGGGTCAATATTTGTATCAAGCGTCTCTGCGTAAGATAGCGTTGACGGCGTAAAGGCACTGATGTAACGAACAACGCCATTGGTCAAACGAAAGTCGTCGATCCATCCTCTCATATATTGAGTTGTTGCACCGTAGACAAAGCCGCCAATTCTTAACGATTGATTTGATGCCGTATTGAAAGTACCTGAAAGCGTGTTATTGGAATTTATGAGCACTCCATCGAGGTATGTTCTTATCGTCGCGCCGTCTCTTACAACTGCAAGATGATACCAAGTGTCGACCGATATGTCGCCTGCGGTACTATTTGCAAAATATTGAGTGCCACCCGTATTTCGAAATTGTATGTTTAATGTTCCGACGGTCGTTATATTAAAAAGGTAATAACCGTTAATCCCGCTACCGCCCGTGTTTGACACCAATGTAGTGTTTGCGGCCAGGCTCTCGACGCGAAACCAGAACTCAATAGTAAAAACAGTTTGTGTCTGAAAAGCGGCATCTGCAACTGATATCTGGTTTGCGCCAGTGGAAGGGAAGTATGCAGATGATCCGCCAAACTTGCTTTGACTTGTATCGACCTGCGCGCTTGCGCCGACCGTAAACGTAAACGCGTTGTCACTTAAATCAGTGAACGTCGTGCTTGCGTCTGCACCGTCAGCTTTCATTAAAACGGTTACATCGTCAAAGTTCGGGTCTCCTGCAACCTCTGATAATTCGAGTTTTAAAGACCTAGAGCCAAACTTTGCTTGCTCGGTATTTTCCCCGTCAGCAGAGCCTTCTTCTACCCAGTCGGGTGAGCCCGTGTCATCTGTTATAGCCATAGTCAGTAAACCGGCGAGTCGGGTGGGGTGAAGCCTTCAGGGCTGGTCGTAGGATATACCGCGCCAGTCGATATCCTAAGTTCATCGTGATAACCATCAAGACTGCTAGCAAAAGAGCCATCGTCCAGAGAACCGAGGCAAAACCGAGACTGCAATACAGAAGGGCTAGGCGAACTTGTCGAGCGGCCTTCGAGTACGCCATCCAAGTATATGCTGATCGACTCACCTTCCCGAACCATCGCCACATGATGCCATGTGTCAAGCGTAAGCGAGGTTGTTCCCAAAGTCTCGCTACCGTTGTAGCTAAACGCCAGCTTCCAGCCTTTAATGTAAAACTCGAGCGCACCATTAGTGACAGGGCTTGGCTGAGGAGACGCGTCATATACTGAGAAAATGTAGTCACGGTCGGATCCTCCTTCTGAGCCTGAGAAGGCTGCAAGGTTGATAAATTCTTCGACGGTAAAATCATCTACCTCTGGAATGATGGCAGTGTTACTTGTTACCGCGTCTCCATCGGACCCAGTCGTGCGCAGTGAGCCAGCGCCTGCTTTCTTCGGGCTGCCCGTTTGCGAAGCCGAACCTTGCGCGGTCCATGTGTAGGTGCCAATTTCGTCGGTGATCCCGCCACTTTCAATAAGGGTAAGGCCCGACGCGTCCACTGATGCGAGGCCTTCGAGCGATATCGTCCGAGCGTAGTTAGAAGTGTCTGTATTGGCAGTCTGCCAGTTAGCTCTCACGACGACCAGCGCAATGTAGGGATCGTCTCCTGTAATGCGAGGGTCAGTAATCAGCTTGCCGCGAAGATCCGCTTGAAACCTCGGGACGCCTGTAGACTGGCCGCTTGATACTCGAAAGACCGAGTAGGCAACTCCAATCGTCTCAAAGTCTCGCGTCGTCAGTATCATCTTGTCATCGTAGCCGCCGATCACGCTGGTCAGCCAAGGATCTGGGGTTTGAGTCGTCGTGCCCTTGTAATGTCGAACCTCCACACCTGCTGGCAAAGGTTCGCCGTTCATGTAAACTTTGTCAATCGAGAATATTTCCCCATAACACCATGCGACGCCCACATACAACTGACCACCGCTTTCGACTAACGCGAACAGCAGTCCGTTGACAGAGTCTCTGCCGTAAACAATAGGGATCGTAGCCGCAGCGCCCGAGATCAGTTCGCTACCGCGCTTAATCTTCGGGAAGGCGTTTGTATTGGTGACTGTATTTCTGCCACCGACAGCGTTACCGCCACCAGAGAAAGGGTTAGGCGTTGATACATCTCCGTCGCCTGGACCAGCACCGAGAAAGCCTCCAACGGGTAATGACATTACAGCGGCTTCCTATTTCTATCGAATCGTGAGCCAGCGCGACTCGAGCCTTGCCCAGCGCCAGAAGTCGTTGACCCAGAACCCGTCGACGTACTCGAAGCGGGAGCGGCTGGTGGTGGAGGCGGTGGTGGTGGAGACGGGGGTGGGGGTGGTGGTGGAGCGGGAGGCGGTTTTGGTGGCACGACTTGTGTTGTTGCCTGCCTGCCATCGGCTCCCATACCTTGACCTACGCGAACCCCTCCAGGATTATATCCATTCGCGCCAAACTTACCTCCAGCAGCAAGGAAGTTCGCTCGAGTTTCAGTATCCCCAGTCGCCCGAAGCTGGGCCTTTTGAAAGGCTGTAAGCCCGGGAGTGTTGATGTTCGTTCCTGGAGGCAGTGCGGCAACGCCTTGAGCGGCAGTCGTAATCTTGACAGATCTCGTCACGCGAGGTCGCGGGAAGCCGCTATTGACAATGTAGTCTTGGACGGGCTTCACTGAGACCTGCTGACTCTCCCAAGCCACGGTGGTACCGGGCGGCGGTATGAAGTCGGCTATCTCGTCAAGCGTATTCAGGGGCGCGAGTTTACCCGTCAGAAACTTGTTAGCACATTCGCTGGTGACGACTTGGCCACCGTATTGCGAACTGAGTATGATCCCATCGCAGATTAGTATGCCATCGTCAGCATCGAACGTATTGCCATCAAACGGGTTTGCGGGTATGTAGATCAATATTGCCCGTTGGTATCTCCAAGAGCCGTTCTGCATTTCAGTGACTCGAGTAGCCGTTGCAGGCGTCTCGACAGTAAACGTCTCGTTGTTCTTTAAGCCCTTGAGATTCATAAAGCCAGAATACAGCTGGCCATCATATGTTATTTCGCCGCAAGCACTAAGGTACTCGACGATGCCGCTATGATAGAACTGCACAAGATAGATCGGTCGAGTGACCGGGGCACTCATGTTGTTGCGCTGTCGTTCGGTGCTGTCTCTAGGCATTACACCGCTACCTTTGCTCGATAAGTAAACGTGATATTGTATCTGTTTCCCACCATCGTTCTGCTAAACGGCCCTACGATGTAGCCCGTGTAGTCGATACCGTCGATTGTCCAAGTGATCTCGTTTGCCTTATTCGTATCGACGAATGACAGTAACGTCGCAAGCTCTGCCGAGTCTAGGAAACGGAGTTGCACTTGTATCGTTGTCCAAGTAACAGTGCCGAGTTGACGAAGCAGAGTTGAGCCATCGTCCATAACGTCGATCTGCGTATTGAGATCGTCAGAGATCTGAACGGGTCGAGCAAGCGGGTACCCACTGGGAAATGCTACAGCCATCAGTATCCGTATCCTATATTTTGAGCCGCGCTAAATGACGCAGAAGCGAATGAACTGGCAGCCGAGCTAATCGAGTTTGCAGCCCTGACCATCGTAGCCGCCGCTTGCTGTTGCTGCGCAGCTGCGTTGCGTAACACCGCCTCGATCTCGTTGTTTAATGCGCTTTGCTGTTGCTGTATCGCGGTCAAGCTTGCTTCGAGTTGACGCTGAGCAACTTCTTCAGTCTCACGAAGGAAGTCGATAGCCCGCTGAGCGCTTGCTTGCGTCTGGGCGCTCTTATCGAGGCCTTGGAACAAGCTCTGCGTCAAGCTATCGATCTCGCGAACGATCTCTTGTATGCGTTCTGGCGATTGCGCGGTTTCTAGCTCTTGCCGTAGAGCGGCCCGACGCTGTTCGCTTCGAGCGGTGATCGCAGCCTCTGATAGGCCAATCTCCTCGAACTGCTGTATGCTCGATCCGATCACGCGATTGATTCCTTTGCCTACGGCCTGTATCGCAGTCGCGAAATCGTAAGCCGCTTGCCTGTTATTCGCCAACGCGCTACCGAGTGCCTGTATCGACTCCTGTGAGCCATCAAAGCCAGCAATGGCGTTGTTTAGCCCGTCGACGATCAGATCATAGTTCGAGCGCAGCGTGGAGCCACTGGCCTCTGTAGCCATTGCGAAATCTTCGATGGCCTGTGTTACGGGGTTACCCGAGCCAATCACGTCGGAGATCGAAAGAAGCTGCTGTACAAACTGTATGGTTTCTTCAGTCGTTCCGACGAACGAATCTGCAAGTTGCCGCATGACTGGGTCAAGTTTTTCGGCTTCTTTGAGAACCAGCGAAAATGCGCGCTCGAAGAACCCTTCAATGTCGTCGCCAAAATCTTCGCCAGCAAGTCGCAGCCCGTCTCGAGAACCGAACGCGAGTTCGAACGAAGCGGTTGAGCCACCGATTGCGTCTGCGAAGCCCTGCACCTGACGAATCAGATCTTCAACTACATCGACGTTGCCCTGCTTTCGCTTATCGCCTGTCAAGCCTGTGTAGTTTTGTGCGCCCGTCGCAAAGTCGACATTAAAGGCCGCAGTCTTGTCAGAGTTGCTACTACCGAATGCTGCGTCGACTAGCCCGCCAATACCAGCCCCGGCGAACGAACCCAGAGGCCCGAAAGCAGAACCGAGAACACCGCCAGCCGTTGCGCCCAGACTAGAACCGGGAGTTCGGTTGAATACACTTGATCCTATGTTCGTACCTAGGTAGCCACCAGCCAATCCTGCGCCAGCAGACGCGAGAACTGACCCGCCAGTAGCAGTCATACCTTGCTCGAAGAAACCTTTGGACAGCGAGTCGAAACCCGGTATGCCCAAGTCTGCCAAGTATGACGCCCCAGTACCGAGGCCGTTGAACGCACCCGCGCCGAAGTTGCCGATGCTTGTGCCGATCTTGCCGATGCCGCCTTTAAGGCCACTGAAGATGCTTGTAATTCCACCAGCCCCGCCGCTACCGCCCGCAGCAGCCCCACCCGCGCCGCCTAAGCCAAACGCTCCAGTGATCGCTTGGGTAATAGGGCGACCAATCGCAAGGTTCGCCAGTTCCGCTACCAACTGCTTGAATGCATTCTTCATCGCACCCGCGAAGTCAGAGAAAGATTCGAACGCGCCTTGAAACGCTTGAACGAATACGCCATCAATGCGAGTGGCTACTCCCTCGAGGGCTTTGTCCCATGCGCTCTCTGTGCCTTTTGCGGCCTTCTCTGCAGCGTCCCACGCCTTCATCGTCTCTTTGACTTGAGTCTCTGAGACACGCTTGGCGGTAACCTCAATCTCCATTAACGCTTCGCCGCCTTCATCGGCAATGCGCTGGTTCGCGTCGATCCCAGTCTCGGCGTACTCATTAAACAGTGATGTCGCTTCGTCGACAAAGTTATCAATTGCCGTACTAGGTAGCTCTTGCATAACAAGGTTATCGAATTCCTGCTGCGCGAGTCGAACCTTATCAGTCAGGCTTGCGAGAAATTCGTTGTTTGATCTGTCGTACTCGACCTTGTCGACCCACGGCAGCTTATTCCAGAGGTCGATTGCAGCCTCTTTGATCGTCTCGAAGCTACCCACCAAAAACTCTGCTGCTTTTAGGCCTACAAGAGATAAACCTGACCAGACTGCTTGCAGACCTCGAATTGCGTCGGCTACGTTACCAGCCGCCTTGATAACGAAGTTAAAAGCCTTGTCTGCCACTGTAGCAACGCCGCCAGCTTCCTTTGCAGTAGCGAACAGCGCGTTGGCTACCGATTCGAGCACGGGTGCAAACTTGACCGCGAGCTGTTGACTGAGGCCAGTAAATGACACCTTGACTCGAGCCACCGCGTCATTAGCTGCTTCGATCTTCGCAGCGTCAATGCGGGTAATCGCCAGACCAGCCAGTTCGGCTTCTTCCCCGAAGGCTGCAAGCCCGTTTCGCCCAGCCGCAAGCGTGTTGACAAGCGACACACCTTCGGAATCGAAGATCGAGAAAGCAAGCTGCACCTTCTTCGACTGATTCTCGACTGTGCCCATCGTGTCAGCGATACGTCTGAACGCTTCGTCAGGTGAAGTGTTAACAAGCTCTTTGGCAGAAAGGCCCAGCGCCTCGAACGCCTTTACAGCCGGGCCTGAGCCTTCTGCTGCGTCAGCAATTCGTCGCGTCATTCTTTGCAGGGCAATATCGAGCGTCTTGGTGCCTACGCCCGTTTGCTGCGCCGCGAATCGCAGCTTTGCTAATTCTTCGGTGGCGATCCCCAGTTTGTCAGAAGTCTTGGCGAGCACGTCGACTGACTCGAGTCCCGCCTTGACCAGACTAACAGTGACAGCCGTACCCGCCAAGCCGATGGCCGTGCCGAATTTCGCTGCGTTCTTTGCTACGGTAGCGAACCCTGCGGCCGCTTTCTTCGAGAAATCCCCAATGCGACTAGCACTGAGCATGGTCGATTTGTTAAGTTTTTCGACCTCATTCGAAGTGAGGTTGAGCGCCTTTACAGCGCCCTTACTGTCTCCAGTAATTAATACCCCAGCTTTATAGGTTCTCGCCATAAATCAGATCCTCTATGCTGCCGTCTTGCATAGCAGTCAGCGCACCCGTTTCAAGGTAGCGCAAATTCATTACAAAATCTCTATCAATAGGGATCTCAAGAGCAGTCGCAACATCAAAGACAGCCGGGTATATCAGCCCGGCTCGAGTACCCATCGGAGTTATGTGCCACTGAGTAGCGCATAAGGTAAAGACTTCGAACAATGGCCAAACGTCGTCGTTGACTACAAAGTCATCGTCGCGGTCGTCATGTGTCCATGCGTCTGGGAGATTGAAATAAACCGTATCCTCGGCTAGCCCGTCGATACCTGCCTTTGGTGGCTTAAAGTATCTGAAGCCAGCCTCGATTAGTTTTTTGCGTTCACCGAGCCTCGCCCGAACTGAACCTGCATAAAACCGTCGACCAATGCTGACCTGTACTCGCGCACCTGCATTGCTTCGGTTACGTTCTCGTCATTAAACTCGACAAGCTGGTCGTCGTTGCCTTTGAGTTCGCTCCAGTCGACCAGGTATTGCGCGATAACGTCATCATCTGTCATGCTGCCATCGCCGCATTTCGCAACAACGTCTTTTGCCTGATTAACGTCCAGCTTGGTGTAAGTCGCCTTGAAAGGGACTCGAATCTTCTTTCCCAGATCAGAGTCGATTGAGACGTTTAGCTGCAGTGTGATTTGTTCTTTCTTGCCTTTTAAAAATGCCATGTTTTAAACCTCGACCGTTGAATGTATGACCGTTAGAAATAAGGACGCCGACACCACGGTCAACAGTATCGACGCCCACCCCTAAGGGTTAGGACACCGTAATGGTGATTTCGTCGTTGCCGACCAACGGTGTGATAGCTAGCCCCATGTTGTAGACTATAAGCTCGTCACTGTTTTCTTGCGACATACTTGTAATCTGCGCCGCTGGGCAATCGAACCGAACGATGTTACCAGCAACTGTCCCATGAACAAGTTCGAGCGTCAGAAGTGTAATGCTGTTATTACTTTCTGCATCTGCGAACCAGTTTTTGCTCGCTATCGAAGGCGCTTCGATAACCATGCCGCCCGTCGAGTTTCGATCCGTGATCATAATTTCCTCGTTGTTGATCACGTTTCGTGGCACGACGTTGTTACCCACATCGAGGGTAAACGACTCGGCGTATACCTCGGTGAGAGGCGACGAACTGCCAACATTAAAGACTGGCGTGTTCGAATTGGTCACAGGTACGGGGGCGATAAAATCGCTGATATCTGTGCTAGCAGGCGTTGCCGCAGTCGGGCGTGTGTACGTACCCGTCATCGTGAAGCTCATGCGAGGAATCTCTCCCCGTGTAAGCGATACGCTCATGTTGCCTCGAGCGCCGATGACTTTATGCAGCTGCCCATCGTGATAGAAATACAAAGTGACCGACTCGAAAGCCGACGACACTGGAGTATAGGCGTGCCCAGTCGCGGGTGACGCGTCAGAAGCCCCAGCGATACCGCAAGCACGAACAACCGAGTCCCAAGCAGGAACCCCGCCAGCCGAACCAGCGCCAGCAACTTCTACGTCAAACGTCAAGATCACTTGCGGGTTAGTGTTTATCGAGGTTTCGGACCCCAATGTTTCGCGATCAAGATTCCTTGAAACTACCGGGCCAGCGTAAGGCTGCACCGTAAGGTTCTGGGTCAAGATAGCGTCTGTTCCAGTTGGCGTCGGATCAGTACCGTAAGTCGATTCGATCTTAGCCAGCAGTGTTTTCGCTCGAAAAAGCATAATATTTTCCTCAACTGCCCGTTTGGGTTAAGTAATACGCGTCACGGTATGTTTCACGCCACATCTCCATGCCACCCACACCCTCGATGCTATTGCCAGCGCCGTATTCCATTTCATGGTATTCGACACCGCGTTGCCACCCGAGTAGAGCCGCTTGGATTTCTTCTAGTAAGTCAGGGATGTTGCCATCGTCTGTAATTACCAAAATTGCATAATCTCCGCTGGTCAGCTGCTTCGTGTAGTTATCATAAGTGCTAGGCTGCGCTGATCGAGCAAGCGGGTAAACAAACGCCGCGGGCTTCGTCTGTAGCGCAGCAGTCAGATAACTATAGCTGACCTCGAGACTGATTCTGTACAAATTCTCTTGCTGATCGTAGTCGTGGCTGATATCGGTAATCTCTACCGTCTCACCCGATAACGCTGCGATCATAGTATTGACGATGCCTATCAAAGCATCATAGTCTGGGCCTCTTACCTGCACGACGAACAGATCGCTGTAGCTAACATCGTAGCCTTCGAATGTGCCTGGGTTGCTCGAGACTAAAGCGTAAACGGCCGAAGGATGCACAGGGTTCTCGGGAAGCTGCAGTGGATACATTCTACCACCAACAGCGGTGCTCAGTAGCGTATAGATCGCCGCCTGACTCGCTACAGGCGTCTGGGTACCGCCCGTCTTTGCTTCAATGATCTGCTCGAACGTAGGGCATTCCAATGCGAGTCTCGCAACGATATCGCTGACATCAATACTCATTTTTGTTTATCCAGAAAGTCTTGCAACCCGCGATAAAAGTCGGCTTCAAAACTAGCCGAGCCAGCAGTAAACGCGTTCGCCATAAAGTTCCTGCCCGAAAAGCCGGGATGCTTTACCCCGCCAATGAGCCACCTGTTACCGATTCGAATTCGAGAATTCGGCCCACCAATCTGGTGCGACTTTGCGCCTCCCTCGAGTAACGTCGCGAGCCATGTCCAACTGTTACCTTGAACCCGAGCGTTCGGACCAATCACGACGCCTTCCTCTCCAGCGCCCAGCTTGACCTCTCGGTTGCCCTGCCCAGTCGAGACGCCTTGATTCCTAGAGGCGTTCGTGATGTTGATCGATTTTCGAATTCTGCTACCAGAGGTAGAGGGATCGTCGGGCGATAGTCTCTGCATTGCCTTGCGAATCGGTAATGCTGACGAACGCAGAGCAGCGCGGACGCCTTTGTCCTGAAGTTTAAAGCCGAGGCTCTGCAACTCCTTGGACATTTCCTGCATGCCCTGTACTTGTAATTCGATGCGGCTCATTTGACTCGGCGAAGCCTCAACATCAGTTCTCTGTTCATGAGGTTTACATTTTCAGGCGGTCCCGACACTTCGTAAACCAATCCGTCGATCAGCACTTGATCGTCAGCCGATACGTCAGTGCGATACCAAATGGTCAGCTCGACGGTAACCTCATTCGCAGTTTGTTCTTGCGCGTAATATCCCAGACCCATAACCGACTTCGCGAAGCCTCGAACAGAGGCGTATGTCGTGAAAGTCTTAACGGGCTGCCCAGTCGCACTCTGAGAGATCGAGACACTTTTCAACTCGACCAGCTTTTGCTTGTGATTAGTTTTCAGCACTTACAAACTTCCTATACGGGCTAGCAAGTCGCTCGAGCGTGTACTTGGTCGGCGTATAGTTCGTGCCGACGATTGACTCGCCTCGCGTCTGCCACATTTCGTAAACCATCGCCAAAATCGACAGCTTTAAATCCTCGGGGACGTTCGAGCGAACGACAGGGGAATCGCCTGTGCCCGAATATCCCGCAAGGAAGTGTATACGCACTTGGTCGGGTGCGCCAATATCGGTCGCAGGATATGCACCTTTGACATAAATGTAAGGATCCATGCCAATCAAACTTGCCTGATAATTCTCGGCTGCCCACGTTTGTTCGTCGCCGTTTAGATCGTTATACACGATTGACGTGATCTGGGAGACGGGGTACCGAGGTATCTTGACAATGACATCGCTGTATCGAAATGTATCGAGCGTCAAGGTCATTGCGCGCTCCATAATCACGATGTTGCAGTATGACTCGACGCGTCTCGTTGCTGCGGCAATAAACCGCTGTAGCATATCGTCGTGCGACGTGTCGTCATACAGCGAGCACTGGGCGCGGGCTTCGACGATTGTTACAGGATAATCCGATAGTGCTACTTCTGTAATTTTATCCATGAAAGCGCCTCGCCGCTCTGTATCTCGTCAAACGACCAATTGTGATGTGCTAGGTCGTTCATGCGTTGTTTTCTGTTCGTTATGCCATAAACAGGGCTGTTCTGGCTTCGAGTGACCACGTGTAACCCCTGAACCAGTGCTGCTACCAGCGCGGTTGAGTTCGAGCCATACGCTACATCAAACTCGGAAAGCTCTGCCTCCAGGTCCATGGTGGGCCGCTGTTCTGACGGGTGGCGTCGAATCTTATCGACTGGTTGGTCAACATGCTCTGCGTACCCAGCCAAATAGATCGACCTGCTACCCGTTTTCTGCTTTTTCAGTCTGGGGTAGGGCCGCTTCGTCGTGTTATTGAACACAAAACGCTTCAGACCGCTATCGAGCCAATGCAACGATACGCAGTCCGGGTCTCCCCAGTATGCGCGGTCAAGGTGCAGGTGACTCGAGTGCCCTTCCCACCGCTTCTTTGCATACCACGGTCCGAGCGTGACGTGAGTATTGCCCGGCTGGTTAATGTTATCGGTAATGACAACCGAGTCGCCCAGACTAGAAAACCCAGCTTGAAACGCTTTCGCGTATCGTACTTGCTGTGCTAGGCGCGGGTTGTAGTGTATGACCGTGCTTTCTTGACCCATGCTTCGTCTACCTCTTCTGGCTTGGGGTTACCGTGAAAGCATATCACTCTTGCGTCTGCTGGGTGCGTGCCGTTGTCGCGGCAATGATATTTGTAGCTGTAGATACCCTGCATCTGCTCGATCACATCGCCACCGGGCGGGCCACACATCTCGGTGATGTACTCTTGGTCGCCCCATAACTTCTGCGGGCCATAATACCCGTAATTACCGTTCGCTGGCTTTGTCAATAGCTGCGGGTTAAAGTTTTCGGTGATGTAGCTATAGTCGCGCCCCCATGCCATGACTGACGACTGGCAGCCTCCGAAGCCGCTCTGAGCCCAGTTCGAGGGAAGCGAAAGCCTGTAATCAAGTAGATCGGCAAGACCACCGACTACAACCACGTCCAGATCAAGGTAAAGATTTAGCCCGTGTCGAGCGAAATGAAAAACCATCAGCTTCTGCCACCAGCCAGGCCAGCTATGCGGGGCAAGCACAGTCTCGACGCCCTTCACTCGAAGATTGCGGTCAGAGATACATCGCATAATGAACGGCTGCGACAGGTGCTGCGAGACTTGATGATGAAGCATCGCGACATCTTTGCGCGTGTATTTCGTGCCTACGCAAACGCACCAAACTGCTAGCATGTGTAAACGTAGTCCCATTTGATCTTCATTCGGCATTTGTAGCCGAGTGACTCGAGATACTTTCCAGCCTTCGCGGCGTTCCCAGTCGGGTCGGCATACTGGGGCAAAGGTTTCGCTTCGATAACGACCATTGGCTTGTCCCTTTCGAGCAGAAGATGCGCGCCCATCAGGGCCTGGTATTCGTGCCCTTCAATATCGAGGTAGATCAGATCGACGTTAACAAGCCCAAGGTTGTCGATTATCAAACACTGCGTCTCGCCGCCCAGTTGCGAGCCAAGGTACTTCGCGCCAGCATTGCCTTGTTCGCTTGGGGGTAGCGTCATCGACCTGTTGTGAGCAGTATTCGATAAGGCGGCAAGGGTGGCGGTGATGTTTTTAATGTCGTGCGTGTTTTCTAGCAAGCAATTGTAGTTGACGAAATCCGGCTCGAACGTGTATACCTGCTCGAACATCTGCGCGAGATAGGCTGGCCAGACACCACACGCACCACCCGCTTGAATGCACGTCCGGTAATCGGGTAACAAGTGCAGAAACTTCTCGCAGTCGTGAACCATGCTGTTAATCTGTCGCAGCTTCGTGTCGTACTCGGGCCAAATCCAGTGCTTGGGACCAAACTTCTCATCGTTCGCAATCGTTTTAAACATAATCTTTAAGCTCCCCAGTTTCGAAGAAATCCAAAGCCGAGTCGGGTGAGCAGTTAATAATTCTGATGCCGTAGTCGGCTGGCGTAATCGTTCGATAGCACTCGAGCAAGCCGTTTAGCTCGCCCCCGTCGCCGATATCGTTCTTTGTCCAATGCTGTAGTCGTGCTGGGTACTCGCCAAAGTAATGTCGAGATCCTCCAGCCTGCTGCTTCTTGCCATCGTAGTCTGCTGGATAGCGCAGATCGTAACCGATCAAAACAAACTCTTGCACCCCATAGTGCAGCGCGAGGTTTATGAGTTGATAGCCGCTAGAATGCCCGTAATGTATAACCGACGGATCAACAGAGAGACCTTTTTGCCAAGCCCCGCGAACGTACTTGAGATCATATTTTTTAACAGTGTCAACATCCCAGCTCCACTTCTCGCTCTTTGACTTTCGAAGGTGCACATCTGTAGGCCAGTAATAATCCCACCACTCGGGATTGCAGGCCAGCAACACGTCAAGATCGACGACCTGATAAGTGTTGTTGCACCCAAATACCATTAGCTTTGATTCGTTGACCATCTTGCACGCTTCTCGAGTCAGCGAAGGCCCTGTGCCTACGATGATCGCCTTACCCGTTAATGTAGTCGTCAAGATTCACCTTATCGAATTGAGGTAGCGCCGAAGTCGGCGTTGCGTTGACTACCTTAACAGATTCCCTCTCGAGATCGTTCGCAAGCCTGTCGAAGTTTCGAACATACGATGCGTAGTTCCCCTGCCCAAATCCTTTCGGGTGGTTACCGAAGAAATGTGTGTTCCCAGTCGCCCCCATGTCAAAGCCCAGCAAGATGATCTCGGTAGCGCCAAATAGATATGCGAGGTTTATCGCTTGGTACCCCGAGTTCGAGCCGTGATGTAGTTTTTTCTTACCAAGACCTTTCTCGCCGATCCCGGTCATATAGTTGAGTTCGAATTCTTTGCAGAATTTAGTCGCTGCATCGTTATGCGATTGTGTCCATAGTTCGCCTTCAAAGCTGCGTCGAATAGCGTCGATATGAAAGCGCCACCATCGTTCGTCACACGCGTAAAGCCATTTGCTTTTAGGCGCGATGGACCATGCATCGTTGACCGCTATGCAGTCACAATAAGCCGTAAGCGTTAAGCAGTCTTGCTCTTTGAGGCTCGGCCCTGTCGCGATGACGCCGATGACTTTTTTGATTCTTTAATCTCTACTTTCGGCTCGACGATCTTCTTTTCGATCACAGGATCGATCATTTTCTGCTCGAGTATAGCTGCCGCGCCAATATCCTCGAAATGGCTCCCAGTCGCATCTGCGACATTGTATTCTTGACCTGCGTAGAACCACAGGCCGCCATGTAAAACACTGCCGTACATTTTGATGCGCATAAATTCCCCTTGAATAAATGGGGGTCCGAAGACCCCCGCCAAACTTACAGGTCGCCAGTGATAAAGGCTTCAGTACGATAAACGCACAGGGCTAGACGCTCTTCGGCGAGAACAGTTACCATGTTCTTGGTAAAGTTGTTGCCATCTTCGCGTGACACTTCGATAGCTGCCATCTCACGGTCCTTGATCTCACAAGCTCGAGACGTACCCAGCAAGAAAGTACCCGCTGCAATCGAGTTCGTAACGATCACAGGCAAGCCCCACAGACGATCTCCCATCAAGGCAGCAGGGTTGCCTATGACATAGCGGTCATCTGAAGTGCCGACTTTTCGAGTCTCGATATCGAACCAGTCAAGCGGATTCAATACCAACATGTCAGGCCGATACTCGCCAACGTGCGCTTGCTTGATAGCAGAGCGAATGATGTCGATCTCGTTTGAGATGTTAGGCGACTCTTGCGAGTATGCAGTTGCCTGCGTGATCAGCCCGTTCAACTGGTGGTTCGCACCAGTACCATTGAGCAGCTGGCTTTCTTCGTACAACTTCAGGCCATACATCAAACGGTTGTCGATGTGTGCCGCGAGATCGTTCGAATCTTCCATGACCTGCTTCGACGCAGGGATGAAGTGAGCCAGCGTAACCACCGGAGTGTTTACCAGAGTAAACGTGATCCCAGACTCGGGCTTGACCACGTTTTCGTATGCCTCTGGCGAGCCACCGATTTGAGGTCCCGCGTTATTCGTGAACGCGTTTTCTCGGGTGTACTCGATCAGGTTGCTTGACGTAGTGCTCGAGGGCAGCGCGTCGCGAACGGTGAACATCCGATTGGGAGTCGTCGCAATACCGCCCAGACGATCAGACGGTACCAGCGGCTGGTTCTGCCCAGTCGCATTGATGATAGCTGCTTTCATTTCCATGCGCCCACGGCTTGATCGGCCGTTTGCCATTTCCTTGAACATATCGCTCTTGGCTACCATCTTGCCGACAGTCTCGGCTTCGGCGGCTTCGTAATTCTTGACGCCTTTCTGCTCGATACCCTGCACACGCTCATACAGTTCATCGTACTTTTCGACCATAGCCTTCATCTCGGCTTTGGTTTTGGTTCGCGCCTCTCCGAGTGTACGAATCTCTCCGTTGGCCTTCTCGGTCAGTTCTTTGATCTCGCCAAACTTCTCGACGATCATGCCCTGTACCGACTTTAAATCGACAAGGTTTTCTGCATTGTCGAGGTGTTCTTGCTTTTGCTTCTCGGTCATGTGACCTCCTAAAAGAATGCTTTCATCAGTAGTTGTGCGTTGAGACTACCTATCTGCTTGCGCAGCGAGGCAATCCTTGCTTCATACTCCTGTTTTAGTGTGTCGGCTTCGCGAGGATCTCCCTCGGTTACGGCTTTCACGCGGCTCAGGAATGTTTCAGCCGCTCCCTTACTGAATCCAACATCGCGAAGGATTCTGTCAAGTTCTTTAATGTTCATTGCTGACTCGACGTCACTCTTGACCGTCGTAATCTGTGCGCCAGAATCGGCAGGGTAATTGACAAGGCTAATCTCTTTCAGATTCGCTTTGTTGATCGTTCGCCCGCCGTCGTCTTTGCCTTCCCAACCGCCTTCTGGCAGGGTAAAGCCGACGCTCATGCCGCCCATTGCATTTCGTTTTAGTGCCGAATAAATCATCGGCCCGTCTCGGTGAGCCAAGTCGATCTGACCTTTGACGTACAGCCCGTGGTCATCCTCTTTCAACTCTACCCAGTCGCCTACCGGGATATCGCTGTGATTGTGATTCACGAACATTCGTATTGATTCGCCCTTCTCGAGCGTATCAGCATATGCGCCCTTCGAGATCGTATCGTTTACAACGTCATTGCCACCGAATATCGAAGCATACCCCGAGAACACACCCGTGGTTGCCTTATCGAATTTGAGGTCGCAGCCTAGTAACGGATTGATTGCCTTCTGTAACATCATCGATGTCCTCGTTTTCGTCGTCGTCGTCGTCATCTTCGGGTTCGTCCATTGGCTCGGTGGCTTCCTGCGCTTGACCCAATTTACCTAGCGGCGTCATATTAACTTGCACCGTCAGTTCGTTACCGTCCTCTACCTCTGGCAGATTAAGCCACTTGACCCGTGCTTCGTTGCGCGTAATCAAACCGTTCTGCGTTAGCGTGGACAGATACTTCGCCTTTGCCTGACTATCCATCTTGATAAGCGCAGTCGTGTCGTGGTCGACGAATATGTCAGGCTGCTTAACCAGCGACCACTTTATAGCGGCCTCCCACTCGTCAATGTAAGGCTGTATCGTATGGGTCAGAAACGATAGCATCTGTTGCTCGAAGCTGGCAGGCCATGCTGCGCTCGAGTTCGCACCGCCACCGATCAGAACCTCGGGAACACCGAAGTACCTTGCAACGTCGCCCACGTTTTGTAGTCTAGCGCCGAGCATCTGCATTTGATCTGCAGAGAAGTCCAAGGTCTTGTACTGAACCCCGCCTTCGAGCACGTACATTTTAGCCGCCTGATCTGCACCACCGTGGACCTTCTGATACACGTCGCGCATAATCTTTCGCTGATCGTCTGTCAACCACTCGGCTGTCTCGAGAACCCCTCCCGGTCGGCCTTCTGCAAATTGGCGAGCCGCGAACACGTCGGCAGATGCTGACAGTCCGTAAGTCTCTCGAGCAAAGTTGTTTCTTTCGAGGCCCACGATACCGTCGGTACCAAAACCTTTCAGATGAAGGATCTCATCCTTCTCAAATCGCTTGATCCCAGACTCGATATGATAGTGATAAGTCAGCTTGCCAGTTTCGTCGATAAACGGCCGCATCCGATTCGGTCGCAAAGGCAGTAGCGCTACAAGCCGCTCGCCGTTGTAAATCTTATGCGCGTATGCGTTCGACCACAGGCACATCTGCACAGTCATCGCCATCTTGAAATCTCGAGGCTTCATAACCGCGTTCGGCGACTTCAGTAGAACGTCGACCAACGGGTGCTGCTTCGTGATTCTCTCGCGACCACCTTCTGTCTCGCGATAGACCTCCATAGGCAGAGCTGCTACAGAGTTCGCAATTAACTGTACACACGCCCAGACCGGAGAGATCTTGAGACTTGACTCATCGGTAATGGTAATGCCAGCTTTGGTGCTTGTTCGCTCTGTAGCTCCCAGCTGATAACCTCGGTCGGGATTCGATACCCCGGATCGATTAAACAGCCGACTGAAAGTTGTCCACACACTCATATCGCCACCATGTTATTCAAGAACCCATCCAGACCACCTCGGTCGGCCTCAGTCGAGCCGCCGTACAGTGCCATGACAAGTGCGATCATGCCATCAATTCGCCCATTGCTTTTGACTTTCGATAGCTTTCTGTTCCCACTCGGGTCAGCTTGCACGATTGCGTTCGCTGCGTTCCACGTCAGAATGGGATTATTGCCGTGGCGCAACATGTTATTGATCAAGACTTCCTCGGTCACGTTTAAGGCCGGTGTCATATCCTTGAAGCCCTGCCCGTGCGGCTCGAACGGTAGCCCTCGAGCGCCAAACTTTTCGAGATAAACCTCAAGCTCCTCGATGTTCCAGCGGTCAAACATAATCTTCGAGACCTTGTAACGCTCATATAGGTCGATCAAACGCTCTGCCACAAACGAATAGCCTACGGTTCGTCCCGGAGTAAGCGTGAGATGCCCCTCCGATGCCCAAAGGTCGTATGGTACTCGATCTGATATTGAGCGTTCTTCGACTCCATCGCGAGGCGCAAAGAAATGCGACTTGCAATGCCAGACGCCATTCGAATCTTGCGCGACCATAATCAAAGCAGTCAGGTCGGTTCGTCTCGATAGGTCAAGGCCTAGGTAAACAGGGTTTTCTTCGAACACCGATTCGTCTGGCGCGCCGCCGTTATCGTTCCAGGTAGACTGGGGAATGAATGGTGTCTCCTGTGATACCCGCTGGTTTAAAACAAGGTTTCTGTATTGCGATTCCTGACTGGGCATCCTCTTTGCTGCTGCGGCTTGCTTCAGTATTTCGCCTTCATTTAAGAAGTCTCCAATGGCCGGGTTAGCCAACTTGATCGTCTCGATATCGAACGGGTCCATGTCCATCGGTGCGGTATGCATAAACAACTTGATCTCGGGATCGTGCGCAGCCTTCGCGTCGTCGATCAATACCGATAACAGGTCGCCATCGTTAGCCGCTTGCGTCGAGATAATTACCGACAGTGGGTGGTCGTGCGCGCCTGCTGCGGTCTCAATCGCGCTGTACAACGGGTAGCGTGGTCCTACTACTTGCCCCAGTTCGTCGTGCACCGCAAAGATTGGCGAAAGACCAAAGGCTGTGCTCGATTCGCTCGAAAGGCTTTTGAATGTTGTGCCTCGCTCGCGAACGTACAGCTCTTTTCCCGAGTCTCGAATGCCTACCGCTTCGTTAAGGGCCGACGATAGCCTGACGATCTTCGTCGCCAAGTTAAAAATCACAGCGGCCTGATCCCTAGACTGGGCAGCCGAGTACATCTGCGAGTTCGGCACGCTTTCTGGTCCGACTAGGTGCAGCAGAACCAAAAAGGCGATCAGAGTCGTCTTGGCGTTCTTGCGACCCATTGTAATGATAGCAGTTCGCGTTGGCGTATCGTAAATGCCGCATATGATCTTTCGCTGAAACGGGCGCAATACAACAGGCTGACCAACATACTTGCCTTCAGGAACCCGGCAATGCTTTTCGATCCAGTCGCAGTTTCTTTCGCCGCGAGTTTTATCCATGCGACCAAAGTTTTGATGATTTATCTCCTTGCTCTTTACGCTCGAGTCTGTTGCCCGTCCCGTGGCTCGAGGTCCTAGATAGGTTTGTGATTCGCATTGCTCGAGCGCATTGAAGCATGATCGCCGTTTCCTTGGCTCTCATATTTCGAAATTTCTCAACCACCTTCACTTCGTCGAGATCGACGCAAGCAAAGTTTTCTTCGAAAGCGTCTGCCTTTTCCTTGTATTTGCGAGCGAGTACGGCCGAGACGCAATACTGCCGAAGCTGCTCGAGCGAGTCGTCCTTAAACCACTCGGGTGGCATAGTCCCTGTAACCAATTTCCAAATCTCTGCTTCGAGTTCGGTCAAGTCGTCGGGTGGTTCTGGGCGTTCGAGTGCCGTAATCTCAATGGTTTCGCTACCGTCGATGCTGACGACCCCGATGTTCTGTTTCCTTCCCCGCTGTTTCATGGATATGACTCCCGTTTAACGGATCA